TCGATGTTTCCGGAATGCCATACAAACAAGTAGCAAAATTTAGAGATAATACTATTTCTCCTATGTTATATCCAAATGTAATTTTCAATGTGGGGAATAAGTATAATCAGGCTCATGTTTTGGTTGAAGTAAATGATATTGGTTCTCAAGTCGCGGATACTCTACATTATGATTTAGAGTACGAAAACATAATGATTATTACAATGAGAGGTAGAGCGGGACAACAGATTGGTGGTGGATTCGCAAAGAACATTCAATTAGGATTAAGAACTAGTAAACAGATCAAGAGGATAGGGTGTGCAACTCTAAAAGATTTGATAGAACAAGATCAATTACTCTTACCAGATTTTGAAACAATTAGAGAACTCACAACCTTTGCTTTAACAAATAATACATATCAAGCAGAAGAGGGTTCACATGATGATCTAGCAATGACTCTTGTTATATTTGGGTGGCTAGTACAACAGAGATATTTTAAGGAGTTAACAAATATGGATATACGAAAGAAAATGTGGGAAGAACAAATGGAAACTCTAGAGCAAGACATGTTGCCGTTTGGAATTATAGATGATGGACAGGAAGAGGAAACCTTTAAGGATAATGAAGGTACTGTATGGACAGTTGATGATGAGACTAGGAGGCTATATTACTAAATGGATCTATATCCGCAAAATTAACTTCAGTAGGTGGGTTGTTTATTTCTGTTATTAAATCTTCAATTTTATTAGATAGATCAGGTCTTTCCTTTTTTAATCTGTTTAAAAAACTCAGAGAACCAGTAACTAATTGATCTGGACGGATAGATAATCTTTTCCCTATCTTTCTTTTATTAGATACTTCAAGGTGTTTAGGATTCACACAGGATGGATTGAAGCATGTTTGAGTCACTACTTCAGTAGATGTTAGTTCACCTCGTACTCCAGAAATTGATGAGAAATTACCATACATCATAAACGCATATCTACTGGCGGGAATAGTTTGACCCATTACAGAAAACATTCCATGACCTGTTTTATTTTTTGAAGCGAGCCAGATATGACACTCTGTATTTTTTTCAGAACGATCAACTTTTTTAAGAAATCGATCTTTTATTTTTTTACTGTCTATTAATTTATATTTGTCCATACTTCCTTATAAATTTATGATAACACTTAATATTTATGATTTTAGAGAACTGTAAAAAGATAAATAAAAGTAATATGGTATAAAATCTATAAACCATAATCTTTCAACTTAATCTATAGGAGAGATAAGATGCCTTTTACAATTAGTCCAGGCGTTATAACCAAAGAAATTGACTTAACAACTATTGTACCTGAAATGTCTATGACAGAAGGTGCAATTGCTGGTCCTTTTAAATGGGGACCCGCACTTGATGTCGTTACAGTTAGTAATGAATCAGAATTAGTAAGTCAGTTTGGTAAACCAAACGCCGCCACATATAAAACATATTTTACTGCTGCAAGTTATCTCGCATATTCGGGAAATCTTAAAGTAGTTCGTGCCGTACATACAACCGCAAATAATGCGGCAATGTCCACTGCACTACAAGTAAATAATGATGAAGATTATGAAAACACATACGATCCGGATATGGGTGGATCAGCAGTCACCACTGCTGGAGCATTCATTGCAAAATATCCAGGAGATCTTGGAAACACATTAAGAGTTTCCATGTGTGGAGCTACAAGAGCAAACACTAATGCAGACGGAACACTTAACAGTAATACAGATGCTTCACCTGCTTGTGGTTCTATCGTATATACACTAGCTAATACTACTGTTATTGGAGTAGGAACAACATTTTCAAATGATGTTGCTGTTGGTGATGTTATTTCTTTTGATAGTAAATACGCTGTAGTAACTACTGTTTCATCCAATACAGTTTTGGTTGCAACAAGTGCTGCAAATATGGCCAGTTCAGCCGCCTATGCTCGTAGAGCAAGATCAGCATTTGGTCAACCAGCATCAGATTTGATTGGAACTTGTGTAGCTTCAGCTAATGGAGTTACAATAACAGGAACAGGTACCCAGTTTACCGTCCAATATACTGTAGGTGATCTTGTTAAACTTGTTGGAATTGACGAAGAACGTAAGGTTTCAGCAATTACATCTGCAACAGTTATGACAGTATCAGTACCTTTTGTTGCATCCGCAGCCGCTAATACTCACTCACGTAGATGGGAATATGCAGATGCATTCGATAGTGAGCCTGTTTCTTCAGCACACGCTAAACGAAACAATGGAAACTATGATGAAATTCATATTGCTGTTGTAGATGAAGACGGTGAAATTACTGGAGCCAACAATACTGTAATAGAATCATATACAGGATCAGTTGCCGCAGGATCTAAAGGTGAAGACGGACAGAGTATCTATTACAAAGATTTAGTTAATAGAGGTTCAAAGTATCTCCGTTGGATGGATCATCACGCAGATGGTGATGCAGATACACTACTTGATGGTGGAACAACCGCTTGGGGTGGAGTCGCATCCGGAACATTTAATGGTAAAGGACTTATCATTTCTGGAAGTCTAACTGGTGGAACAGCTGGAACTGCAGCAACCACCGGAAATATTCAATCAGCTCTGGATAAATTTAAAAATGCAGAAGAAGTAGATGTTACTCTTCTGATGACTGCCGATGCAGATGCAGCAACTGCTATTCATGCAATTAATAATATTGCAGAATATCGTAAGGATTGTGTGGCATTTATTTCACCTACACAAGCAAATGTTGTTAATAACGCAGGAAGCGAAGTTGATGATATTGTAGCATTCCGTAATTCGATGCCAAGTTCTTCATATGCAGTACTTGACTCTGGATGGAAATACATGTACGATAAGTACAATGATGTATATCGATATGTTCCATTGAATGGTGATATCGCTGGATGTTGTGCCTTCACAGATGATGCACGTGATCCTTTTTGGTCGCCTGCTGGAATCGATAGGGGTAATATTCGTAATGCCATTAAACTTCCTTTTAATCCAAATAAGACACAAAGGGATGACCTTTATAAAAATGGTATTAATCCTGTTACAGCAATGCCGGGAAGTGGAATACTTCTTTTTGGAGATAAAACTCTATTAGCAAAACCAAGTGCATTTGATCGTATCAATGTACGAAGGTTGTTTATCCTTTTAGAAAAATCTATTGCAAAAATGGCAAATTCTTTCTTGTTCGAATTCAACGATGCGTTTACTCGTTCAAGATTTACTGCTACCGTAGAACCTTTCATGAGAGATATTCAAGGAAGAGGTGGAGTTCAAGATTTTGCTGTTATCTGTGATGAAACCAACAATCCAGGAGATGTAGTTGATCGAAACGAATTTCGTGGAGATATCTATGTGAAACCATCACGTTCAATTAACTTCATACAACTACAATTTGTTGCAGTTAGAAGCGGTGTTGAATTTAGTGAAATTATTGGTGGATAACCGATAAATAGTAGTATATAAATATATAAAAGATGGGGGAAGACGATGACTTTCGAAGGAAGTACTTGTAAAAAAGGCTTCCCCATCACATCTTTAATTTTAGTCATCGGAGAAAAAAACAATGGCAAGTTCATTTAACATTGATACATTTACTGCAAAATTAAAGACTGGTGGAGCATTAGGAAGTTTATTTGAATGTGAACTTACTGCTGCTAAAGGACAAGATGCCTCAACCACGATGGCAGACTTCAAATTCTTGTGCAAAGAAGCAGTACTTCCAGCTTCAACTATCGAGCCTGGAACTGTTACATACATGGGAAGAGCTTTACAAATTCCTGGTAATAGAGCCGCACAACAATTAAACACAACTGTTTATAATGATGAAGACATGGCAATCAGAAATACAATTGAAAATTGGATGGAGATGCTAAATTCCCATAGGACAAATTCTAGAAACTCAGGTATGGCTGGTTTTAAGAGTTATACTGGAAGTTTGAGAGTTAAACAACTTTCAAAAGAAGGTGTTGGATCAGTTAAAACTTATGAATTTATTGATGCCTGGCCTTCTGCCTGTGCAGAGGTTCCTCTATCGTGGGAAACCAATGAAATTCAAACTTTTGCCGTAACATGGGAATATAATTATTGGAAATCTGGTGAAAGTGGTGCAGGTAATTAATTTTGATATGAAGAAAACAAATTTATATGGGAGTAGAGCAATCTACTTCCATTTAACCTATTAGGAAAAATGTATGGCAGTTGAATTATTTGGATTTTCTATAGGGCGAGTTGACAAAGACGCAAAGAATAAAGAATCTTTTGCACTCCCAGAGCCCGAAGACGGGGCTGTTGAAATTGGTCCATCAGGAGGAGCATACGGTACGTATGTAGATCTTGAGGGTCATGCCAAAAATGAATTAGACTTAATTAGAAAATATAGGGAAATGGCAACATATCCCGAATGTGACCAAGCAATAGATGATGTTGTTAATGAGGCCGTTGTTACAAATAGGGAAAATTCTCCTGTCAGCATTAGCCTAGAAAAATCAAATCTATCAGAAGATATTAAAGAAAAAGTAAAGTACGAATTTAAAGAACTGATTCGTTTGCTCGATTTTCGTAAAGTTGGTTATGAAATGTTTAAAAAGTGGTATGTTGATGGTAGATTATATTTTCACATTATCATTGATAATAAAAACCCCAAACGTGGTATATTAGAACTACGCTCAATAGATCCCCTAAAAATAAAAAAGATTAGAGAACCAAAAGTAGCTCAAGATGCACAAGGCACAACAGTTATAGATACTACTGGATTTCAAGAGTATTATCTATTTAATGAAAGAGGAATTTCTACTGCTCAAGCCGGAGGTATGACAGTTCAAATAGCTGCTGATTCTATCTCTTATGCACATTCTGGTATATTAGATCCCGATAGAAAATTAGTTTTAAGTCATCTACACAAAGCAATCAAGCCCTTAAATCAATTACGTATGCTTGAAGATGCAGTGGTCATCTATCGTATCTCACGGGCTCCTGAACGTAGAATTTTCTATATTGATGTTGGTAACTTACCTAAGATCAAAGCGGAACAGTATCTACGTGATATCATGAGCAAATATAAGAACAAGCTTGTGTATGATTCCAATACTGGTGAAGTTAAAGATGAACGTAAGCACATGAGTATGTTAGAAGATTATTGGCTTCCACGAAGAGAAGGTGGAAGAGGTACAGAAATTTCTACGTTGCCAGGAGGGGAGAATCTTGGTGAATTGGCTGATGTTGATTACTTCAAAACAAAACTATACAAAGCACTCAATGTTCCCCCTTCACGGTTAGAACAAGATTCAGGCTTTATACTAGGACGAGCTGAAGAAATTTCTAGAGATGAAGTTAAATTTACTCGTTTCATTGAACGATTGAGAGCTAGATTTAATATTTTGTTCAATGATCTCATAGAGAAACAGTTATTACTTAAAGGAATTGTTTCTTCTGCAGATTGGGGAGTTATAAGGGATAATATAATATACGAGTGGGAATCAGATTCACATTTTGCGGAACTACAACAAGCAACAATGATGAGAGAACGGTTAGGTACGTTAGTAAATGATATGGGATATAGAGATGAAGTTGTTGGTAAATATTTCTCTCAAGAATATATCAATAAGCATGTTCTTAAATTGTCTCAAGAAGAAATTGACAATATGAAAGAACAGATTGCAGCAGAGAAAGCGGAAGCTGCGGCCGCTGAAGGTGGTGGAGAATCAGAAAATCAACAATGGGAATTTGATCCTTCAGCAAACAAGCCAGACTTAAAGGTGATTAGTAACTAAAATTTATAAATAGTATAAATATAACAGAAATAATAGAGGAAATTTATGTCTAATGAAACTACAATTGGTGATATCGTAGCATTTTCTAGATCAGATGATGCTGCAGGAGTAAAGACCGCAATAGGTGATGTACTTCAACAAAAAGTGATGGTATCATTAGAAAGTAAGAAAAAGGATTTCGCAAAAACTTTTTTAACTAAACCAAATACAGACTCGAAAGAGCCGGAAAGTCAAGAGGAAGTAACGGATGGCAGCTGAATCACAAGTACTATTAGACACAGAAAAAAAATATATTGCTAAATTCTTTTCCGATGCATCAGAATCAGATGTTAAGAAAGTAGATTTATCGACACTTGCTTGGGCAAAACATACGATGACCTTATCTGGGGCATCAACAGAAAACTTTAAAATTGGTGAAGTAATAACAGTAGGGGGCGCAGAAACGTTTCTTGTTACTGGATTTACTGCTAGTGCAACCACATTAGAAGTTGTTGGATGGGATAATACGAATAAAAAAGCAACCTCAATAGATACGGGTAGTTCTAATGGAGATGCGATTGTCGGAGGAGTATCGGGATCGCATACAGAAACACTTGCAAATAGTGGTAACTTGACAGGCCTAGTGTGGAATGTATTAGTTACTAAAATAATGTGGATTACAAATGGACTACAAGTTGCGATAGAGTGGGACGGATCATCCGCAGAAAAATATATTGCAGAATTAAGTGGTAACGGAAGTTGGAGTATGCCTGGAAACGAATGGCCAGGAATTGGAATAAATGCAACTGGTGATACTTCTGAAGTTTTGGGAGATATTCAATTTTCTACAACTGGACATGCATCGGGTGATTCATATACGATTATAATGGAATTGAAGAAACAGGCACCAGGCTTTGATGTTCCAGCATACGAAGAAAATACTAAATTAGGATTTAAAGTTGACTACTTAAAAGGTAATTTCACATGATAGGAGAAATTTAATGAGACTTATATGCGAACAATTAGAAGATGTAGAATTTATATGTGAAGGCGCCGGAAAATCAAAAAATTATTTCATTGAGGGTGTATTCATGCAGGCCAATGTGAAGAATCGGAATGGCCGAGTATATCCAAAAGCAATTCTTCAAAAAGAAGCTAAGAGATACGAACAAAATTATATTCTACAAAACAGAGCGTTTGGAGAACTAGGACATCCAGAAGGACCTACTGTCAATTTGGAAAGAGTTTCCCACATGATACAAGAACTTAAAGAGGATGGAGACAATTACGTAGGTCGAGCCAAGATTATGGATACTCCTTATGGTAAAATTGTAAAGAACCTTATCGATGAGGGTGCCCGTTTGGGTGTCTCATCCAGAGGAATGGGCTCCTTAAAGCCTGTGGGCCGCAATTGTAGTCACGTACAAGATGATTTTTATCTTGCAACGGCCGCAGATATTGTTGCCGATCCTTCTGCGCCAGCGGCATTTGTCAATGGTATTATGGAAGGAAAAGAGTGGATATGGGATAATGGTATTCTAGATGAACGCCATATTGCCCGAATCGAAAAAGAAATGAAGATAACTAGTCAAAAACAATTAGATGAAGTTCAACTAAAAGTCTTTGATCAGTTTATGTCAAGTTTATAAAATTACTAAATAATACACAAAGTAAATATACTTTAATTAGAACAGATTAGGAGATTTAAATGTCTGAAGAAATTTTGACCAAAGAGTCTGAAGAAATGACAGAAGAAGAATTAGCTGAAAAGCGAAGAGCTGCTGCTGAACAAGATTCTTCAGACGAAGAAGAGGATGAAGAAGAAGTTGACGAAAGCAAAACTTCTAAAGCATCAGTTAAAAAAGAAGAAGATGACGAAGAAGAAGAGGAAGAAGAGCCTGAAGTAGCAGAAGGTAAATCTTCCGTTAAAAAAGAAGAAGGTGAAGAAGAGGAAGAAGGGGATGACGAGGAAGAAGAAGTTCCCGCAGAATCTAAAAAAGCAAAAAAAGAATCTGTAATTCCTTCAACTAAAAATCAAATGTTGAAAAACATCTATGATGAAGTTAACAAAATGTTGAAAAGTGATCTTGCTGGTAAATATGAGCAAATCATGGCTTCAACTTCTTTGAAAACTGTTAAAGAAGTCAAAGAAGAAACCCGTACTAAAGCTGCAGTTACAAAGGAAGATATTGGACCGATTAATGTTCAAGATGATATCGAGGCCTTAACAGCAGGTGAAGAAGGGCTTTCTGAAGAATTTAAAACAAAGGCCACGACTATTTTCGAAGCTGCAGTTCATGCAAAAGTTGTCGATGAAGTTAATGCCCGTATGGAACAACAAGCAAAAGAACAAGAAGCTGGATCTAAAGAGTTCCAAAAAGAACTTACAGAAAAAGTTGACGGTTATCTTACCTATGTTGTAGAAGAGTGGATGAAGGAAAATGAATTGGCAATCGAAAGAGGAATTCGTTCCGAATTGGTTGAAGATTTCATGTCTGGAATTAAAACCCTCTTCACAGAACATTACATCGACATTCCTGAAGAGAAAGTTGACATGGTTGACGACTTATTCACAAAAGTTGAAGATCTGGAAACCTCTTTGGATGAAGAGATTAATCGTGGAGTAGAACTCCAAAAAGAATTGGCTCAGTTCAAAAAAGATGATGCCCTTAAACAATCAACTAAAGATTTGGCCGATACTGAT